CTGCCCTGCCACCCCTGCCCTGTGGACGTGGTTAATATCTGTGTTCGATTTGTTAACCATATCTGGTTACGTGGAATTAACAGGCTGCGCCTAGACAGGGGACAACACAAGTGGAGCTAACCAATGCCTGAGTCGTTCGATCATCGTTATGCCATGCAAGCCCTCACCGCTCGCAACCTTGAAGCCAAGGCCCGCGAATTGATGGACGCGACTCCCGGCCTTGGTGAATTGCAAGCCTATCGCGTTGCTCAAATGCAACATGCCATGCGAAAGAGAAAATAAATTCGATTGATTGAACGAATCGCTTGACCGAATCAGTTGAATGTGAGAAAACGAATCATCGAAACGAAGGAGACACGGAAATGACCAACGCAATCGCCAGCAACGACACCGCCTATGCTGTCTTTCACTTCCGCTTTTTTCTGGGCTTTGTGGCCGCGCCCTCGCTCAAGGTCGCAAAGCGCCGCGCCGCCGCCCTCTATCCGGGCAAGCGTCTCGAAGTCGAAATGAGCGCCCGCAACAAAAACCGCGCTCGCGACCGCCACGTTGCGAACATCACCCATCAGGCGAAACATACCGTCTGATACGTCAAGCCTAAAGCAATCCAAAGGGCGAGTCGAAAGGCTCGCCCTTTTTGCGTTCTGGTAAGGTAAACGAAAGGTATCCGCGAAAATTTTTCGGGCAGGGGAGGTAAGGGGACCCAAGAGGGTTAACCCCCCGTTAACCATTCGGGCCCTCTAGGTGTCCCCGTATTATAAAACAGTTGTGGACTTTGCTGTAGAGTTGTGATACCATACGCATCCATGGAACACCTTCATGTTCCATCATCACGCGCCCCTTTCCACCGCGTCATCACACCATCACGATCCACTGCCATCACGACCTCATATCGTCATGGCATCACGGCTCACCCGGCGTAATGCCGAGGCGAAATTTTCCCAAGAAGCCTTCGGGGGACCCACGGAAAATAGACCCCCGGCCCTTCGAGACGTGAATAGGCTCATAAAAATTTTGTGATGTTCCCCTTTTGTTCCTTTGATTCAAAGGCGACAGGGACCCCGGCCGACGACGCCCCAACCAATACGCCCGCAGGAGGATGGGCATAGATCACGCCAACCGCGTGATGGGTCTTCCAACCCTTGCATGAAAGCAATCGTGTATGGCCCGCGCTGCAACCAAGCAGAAATTTTTCCCCTCCAAATATCCCCAGACTGAGGATCGAATGTCCCTCGTTGAGAACAAGATCAAGCCGCTTGCGCCTCTCAAGGCAAACACCAACAACCAGAAAGCCTACCTCAAGAAACTTCGCGGCCAACGACATGACATTCTCTTCGCCGTAGGCCCGGCCGGCACCGGCAAGACCTATATGGCCGTCCGCGACGCAATCGAGAAATTCCAGCGAGGTGACATCACCAAGATCGTGATCACCCGCCCGAATGTCGCCACCGGTGACGATCTCGGATACCTTCCGGGCTCACTGACCGAGAAGATGGCCCCGTGGACCCGGCCGATCATCGACGTGTTCATGGAAGCCTATTCGGCGCACGAGGTGCAGCGCATGATCCAGTCCGAGGAGATCGAGATCGCGCCGCTCGCCTATATGCGTGGCCGCACGTTCAAGAACGCGCTGATCATCGCCGACGAGATGCAGAACGCGACGCCCGAGCAGATGAAGATGCTGATGACCCGCATCGGGGAGAACAGCCGCATGATCATCACAGGCGACACGGAACAGTTCGATCGCCGCGAGCTTGGCACCGAAAGCGGCCTCGCCGACATCACTCGCCGACTCCGCGACCGCGCCGCCCAGCAGGGTGAATTGCCGGGGTTCATCACCCAAGGTAGGGAAGACGCAGCTTATGCTCCGATCAACCAGCGATGGGAGCGTATCGGCATCGTGAACCTCGGCCGGGACGACGTGGTGCGTCACCCGGTGATCGAGGAGGTGCTGGACCTGTATGACGATGTGGAAATGGCCGCGTGATGGTGGAGGATGTTCCGGGCGGATGAACGACACAAGAGGAAACGGCCGGGCCATGATTGCCAAACCCGGCCGCCCCTTGAAACGGTGTGTGCCGTCTCGATGCCCATTCAATGGCGGTATCTGTGTCTCATGATTCGACCCGCCTGTCAATGTAAAAAGGGATGGGCTCCAGTGGAGGGACCCATCCCTTTTCGTCGCCGATGATAAGTCGGCAGGGTTGCGAGGACTGGTGCGACCCAGAAGTCCTCGGCAGAGCGGTCCGCACTGTATGCCGTGATTCGCGGTCAGTGTCAATAACCAACGAAGGCAGTAGCCATCTCGATTTTCGCGTTCCTCGGAGCCGCCCTCGTCGGTTGGCTGCTCGCCGATCTTCTCGGTGGCCTCGTCCATTGGTGGGAGGACCGCATCGGCCGGCCGCGCTGGGCTTGGCTGGAGCGTCACGTCTTCGAGCCCAACCGCCATCATCATGTCGCGCCCATGGCATTCACCGAGCAGGGCTTCCTCAGTCGCAACTCGACAGCGTTTCTTGCGGCAACGGTGATAGCCATCATCTGGCTCTCCGTTTTCGGTTTCTCGACCGTCCTCCTCTTCGCGTTTCTCGGCGGCGCGTTTCAGAATGAGGTGCATTACCTCGCACACAAACGGCCGGGTGGATCAAAGACCCACAAGCCGGGGCGGTTTGCCGGGTGGCTTTCCGTTTTTCAGCAGATCGGGATCATCCAGTCGGTGCCCGGTCACGCCAAGCATCACCTGCCGCCGCAGAACAAGAACTACTGCGTGCTGACGGACTGGTGCAACCCGGTCCTCGAACATCTCGATGTCTGGAACCGACTGGAACACTTCTTCAAGATAAAGGACCAAGAGAATGGCTGATCCGTATAGCAAAGACACGCCGGGCGTCGCTGACCCGGCCAACAATCTCGTTTTGATCTCGCTGGACGATTTCACCGACATGGCGTGGGGCTGTAAAGCCCTGCGGATCGCCAATCCCTCGGATAGTTGGGGTGAGGTCAAGGTCAAGACCATGTTCGACAATGAGATCACCTTGGACATTCCGCCGCAGTCGGTCTGGATCGAACCGCTCCGCATCAAGCGCGTCTACGAGACGGGCACCACCGGGGGACTCATCATCGCCGGCTACACCGACATCGAAACAGGTGATGAAGTGAAGACCTGAGAGTAAAGCTAAATTTTCGGTCTATGACACAGCCGCTTGACAAAATCAAGAACCTGTGTTAGATTAAAAGACGATCGGCAATATGCCCAGCGCTGAGTCGATCGTTCGCTCTCGGTTGAAACGGTCGGGGCGACGGGAAGAAACCCGAGACGAATTTGGTGCTGGACTTTGGGGTGGGGCGTTCGTCCGTCACACTCACTCAGCGAAGCATCAAATCGGTGTGGAAACCCTGAGCCAACCTCGCAGCGTATGCGAAGTCCACCGACCGCGACGATCACTTTCAGGCAAGCTCGGGCCTCGGTGGCCCACGATGGGTAAGCCCTTTCCAACGCGTGGTAGGTAGGCTCGCAAGGCTGATCCGCTAGAAGCGCGTGGACTGTTTCTGACCTCCATGGTTCGGGTGGCTCCGTTAAACGCCTGTCTCCTCCTGAGCAGCGCCACGACTCCCGTCGCCCGCTGCTGACCTGACCCGGTGGTTGCTTCCGCGCCACCGGGTCCTTTTTCGGAAAACCCCGTGAGTCACACCCCTCCCACGAAGGGGGAAGTCAAGCGCTTCCACCAGAAACAGGCCCACTACGCCGCGATCCGCTCGAAGCAGGAGTTGATGGAACGCGCGCCGGCCTATACCAACTGGGATTACAACAACTGGCGACTGATCTGGGCCGCCATCCGTCACGCCATGATCGGCGAAGTCGCGATCAAAGCACAGGGCACGAACTATCTTCCGATGCCGGACGGCATGGACGATGAGCAATATTCGGCCTACCTCGATCGCGCCGTTTTCTACAACATGGTCTACCGAACCGTCACCGGCCTCACCGGTGCGATCTTTCGGCGTGACCCGCGCCTGCTCAATGCCGGCGACAAGCTCAAGAGCCTGACCAAGCGCGTCAGCAAGGACGGACTGTCCCTCAACATCTTCACCAAGGTCGTGGCGCAGGAAATGCTTTCGGTGGGACGCTACGGCATCCTCGTCGATAAGTCGGCGTCTGACTTTGGCACCAGCAAGCCCTATCTGGCGGGTTACACCTGCGAGAACCTGCTTGACTGGGCGACGACCGAAATCGATGGTCGCGATGAGTATGAGTATATCCTGCTCCGCGAGTTCAAGCCCGATCGCCGACCGTATACGTTCGAGGGCACCAAAGCGGTGCCGAACGCGGCCTACGGCAAGCTCTTTATCAGTTATCGCATCCTGCGCCTCGTCTATAGCGAGGAATATGAGCGCGTCGTCTATCAGCAAGAGTTCTACACTCGTGATGGCGAGGACGCCGACCTGACGGAAGAGCCCGTGGTCACGACGCCGATGGTGTTCGGTGTCCCGATGGATCGCATCCCGTTCCGCTTCTTCAACGCAACGACCAATCTGTCGGAAGTCGAGAAGCCCCCGGTCCTCGACATCCTCACCCTGAACCTGTCGCACTATAAGACCTATGCGGCGCTCGAACATGGCCTGTTTTACACCGCCAACCCGGTTTACACCGTGTCGGGTGGGCAGGAGGATGATACCTACCACATCGGCCCGTCCGTCGTCTGGGAAATCGGAACTGGCGAGAAAGCATCCATCCTTGAGTATAACGGCCAAGGCCTGAATAATATCTTCAAGGCGTTGGAGGCCAAGGAAACTCAGGTCGCATCACTTGGTGGTCGCCTCCTCGGTGACTCGAAGACGGCAGGCCAGTCGGACAATCAGGTCAAGATCAAGGACCGCAACGAGCAATCGCTGCTTCTCAACGTCACGACCGTCATCAACGAGAACTTCACCGACCTGATGATCATCCTCTCGGAATGGGAGAATGAGCAGCCGAACGACAATTTGGAGTTCCGCGTCAATCAGGACTTCCTCCTCGATCAGGCCGCAGCACGCGAGTTCCGCGCCATCACCATGATGTATGAGGCAGGGCTGCTGCCGATCGAAATCATCTACGAATATTTCCTCAAGGCGGACGTGATCCCGGAATACGTCACGCTGGAAATGTTCACGAAGATGCTGGAAGACGCCAAGCAGTTCCCGAACAACCCGGACTTCGAGAGCCGGCAGGATGGGTTCCCGGACGCCAAGACCCAGCGCAACGACGAACTCCAGCGCGATCTCGCCGACGTGGAAATCGAAGGCGAGCAGGAATTGCAGGACACCCAGAACGAAGCCGACGCTCTCGAAAACGAGAAGGATCGAAAGTCGTCGGAGAAGGTCGCCAAGGAAGCTCCGAAAATTCCGGCCGTTCCACAGGCCGCCCGTCAGGCCCAGCAGCGGGATAACCCGCCGCAGAGTGGAGGCGGAGGCCAGTAATGTCCGACACCGACTACGAAGTTTATCTAAAACGTAGTCAATACGATTCATTGTGGGAAGGGGATGACCTTCCGATGTTTGGAGAGGACTCCGAAGACATCGAGAAGGTCATTCAACAAGAACTGGCAACCGCCCGGAGAAAGGTCCGGAGACCACGTTGTCGGTAAAAAATGTCCTCCACCGTAATTTTCGCTTGACATAAGAGAAGTTTTCTCTTAAACTATACGCCATCTTTCGGATAGAGCCATTGCTGGGGTCCAGCATCACTCGCGCTCTCCGTTTTCCAACATAAGGTTCCGGGGGAACCAGCTACGAGCTTAATCCCCCAAGGCATTCAGTCGCCACGTTCCGACACGTCGCGTCCGATAAATCCTCTGGGAGGGTCCTAGAGGTCGCGCTGAGACGCGTTTTCTCCAGTCCCTCGGTGAGGAACATTCAATGCCAGTTATCAATTTCGATTCCGTCGAGGCGGTGCCCGAAGGTCTCAAAGAATTTGCCAAAGTCGATGACGACACCGGTGCGGTGACCGTCAACGTCGTGGCCAACGCGAAACTCGAAGAGTTCCGCAACAAGAACATCGACCTGTCCAAGCAGCTTGAAGCGGTCACTCCGACCCTCGCTCGCGTCAAGGACATCGCCGGTGAGGACTTCAACGAGTTCGAGAACGAGTTGAAGGAACTTCGCACCATCGCCCAGCGGGTGAAGGACGGGGAACTCAAGACCGACGACCAGATCGAGAACGCCGTTCAGGACCGCCTCAAGGTTCTTCGCGACGGTTTCGAGGAAAACAACAAGGCCCTGAACCGCCAGTTGGGCGAACGCACGAACGAGGTCCAGACGCTCAAGCAGCGCCTCGACCGCACGCGGATCGACAAGGATGTCACCGCTGCCGTGATCGTCCCGGAAAGCGGTGTTCGAGCCGAAGCCCTGCCGGACGTGCTGGAGCGTGCTTATCGCCTGTTCAAGGTGGAAGAAGACGGTCTGGTCCCGAAGAAGGGCGAGAGTGTGATTTACGGCGCTGATGGCGCGAGCCCGATGACGGTCAGTGAATGGCTGGTCAAGCTCCGCGATGAAGCACCGCACTATTTCAAGGGCAACGGCGGCGGTGGCGCTGGCGGCGGCAAGGAAGAAAAGCTGGGCGGCTTCTCGCAGAAGCAGATCAGCGAAATGTCCGCGCAGCAACGCCTCGAACTGGCCAACAAGATGGCCGCTGGCAAGCGGTAATCGCGAAGGTTCGTCGTCGGCTGTCCTTACTCAAGTTTACCCCGGCAGATGGCCGTCTGGTCGGGGTTTTTTCGGGAAAACCCCAACCCTTTGTGGCGGCCGACGACCTTAACCTTCATTTGGAGAAATTTTCATGCTGACTCTTCACGAAGCATCGAAGCTCGTCGATGGGGACCTCAAGCGTCAGGCGATCATCGAGATGTTCGCCGGCTCGACGGACCTCATGGCCGCGCTTCCGCTCATGGACATTCCGGGCAACTCGTATAGCTACGCTCAGGAAGCGAAGCTGCCGAGCGTCGGGTTCCGTGGCTACAACCAAGGCTATGACGCGTCGATCGGCGTCGTGAACCCGCAGAGCGAAACGCTCCGCATCGCGGGTGGCGAACTCGACGTTGACACGGCCCTCGTCAAGACCCACGGCATCGGCGTCCGCACCCGTCAGGAAGCGATGCAGGTCAAGGCCATGGGTGCCAAGATCACGGCTGCTTTCATCAACGGCGACGGCGATGACGGCGTGTCGTTCGACGGCCTCCGCAAGCGCGTGGTCGGCTACCAGCTTCTCGCGGCCGACGAGTCGGCTCCGAGCGCCAACGGTGCCCTGAGCCTCGCGACGCTGGACGAAGCGATCGACCGCGTGGACGCACCGACCCACATCATCATGTCGAAGCGTATGCGGAACCTGATTTCGCAGGCCGCGAAGGACAAGGATGTCGGCGGCGACCTCGCATGGGACAAGGACGACTTCGGTCGCCGTGTCGGCTTCTACAACGATCTGCCGATCCTCGTGACCGAGGACGACGAAGCCGGTGAGAAGATCATCGACTTCAACGAGGCTGGTCCGGGTGGTGGCAACGCCTCCTCGTCGATCTACGTCGTCAGCTTCGGCGACGGCAAGATCGTCGGCCTCCAGAACGGTATCATGGAGGTCCGCGACCTCGGTGAGATCGACGCGCAGCCGGTTTACCGCACCCGCGTCGAGTGGCTGGTCGCCATGGCCGTCATGCACGGCAAGGCCGCAGCCCGCATCTGGGGCATCACGAACGCCGCAGTCACGAAGTAAGGTTAACGAGGGGTGGGGTAACACCCGCCCCTCTTTCCTTGCCTCCGACTCGCGTTTCCCTTTCCTTTTCCCGGAGCCGGTTCCCTGGCCAAGATGAACTCCAAGTTCAAATACATGTTCGACGCCGCTCCGAGCGTGCGTCTCATCGAACGCAACGGCACCCCACAGGTTGCCTCGTTTAACAGCGCCGCTGTCGCGCTTGACAAGCTTGAAGGTCACTGGACCTCGGACGAACTCGCGGATCAGACATTCGCTCTCGTCGTCAATGTGACCGACATCGAAACCTCGCCCAGCACGGGCACTTTCACGCTCAATACGGTTGTTGCCACCGATGCTGTGACCCTCGACGATGGTGTCAACACGCCGGTCACGCTGACGGCCGATACCGACTTCGATGTCGGTGCGGACGACAACGAGACGGCCGAAAATCTGGCAGCAGCGATCAACGATCTTTTCGACGCAGGCGATCTCAACCTGACCGCTGTCGCGGCGGCCGATGTCGTCACTGTCACCAACGTCGATAATCACCCGGACGCGGCCCTTACGGACGCCGACACGACCATCGATACGGTCGATTTCACCGGTGGTGATGAGACCTACAATTTCGCTGTCCAAGTCGGCCCGGTCGGCTTTGGCTCGAACGCGGTGTTGGGGTTCCTCAACATCTCCCGTGTTGGACAATATGTCTTCCCGGTCGATCTCGACACGGCAATTGCCATGAAGAGCGACACGGCGGCCATTCGTCTGGTCGGGACGCTGGCGGGCGTCGCTCCGTCGATCACCCTTTACTCGTGGATTGCTGGCCGCATCCTCCGGTAAGTCACCCCCAATACCCCAATAGGAGTTTCTTCCCATGGCGAAGATGAACAGCAAGTTCAAGTATATGTATGACGCAGCGCCGTCGATCGCCCTCGCGGCAAACGACGGTGTGGCCCTGACGGCCGACACCAACCTGACGGCTTATGCCCTCGACCAACTGAACGGCTATTGGAACACGGAAGGCGAACTCGCCGACCAGACGTTCGCAGTCGTCATCAACGTCGAAGACCTCGACCTGACGACCGGCGACGAGACCTATGTCTTCTCGCTCCAGTTCGGCGATGCAGCCGGCTTCGGCGGCGATACGGTCATCACGCACCGACTGGCCGCAACGGCGGCTGGCCAGCAGTTGGCCGCCCTCGTGGACATCGACACCGTGAAGGCGATGCTCGACGACGCGACGCACATGCGCCTCCAGCTTGATGTGACCGGCACCACGCCGATCATCACGTTCAAGGCGTTCATTGCCGGCGCGATCATCCGCTAATCCCTCGGAACCTAAACCGGTGGTGGTCCGAACACCACCACCGGTTTTCCCGACTCAAGAGGAGTTATTGCTATGACCAACCCCAACCTCATCACCGTCTGGTCGCCGGACGGCAGCGAAATGATCGAGACCAGCCGGGCGAACGCCCGTGATCTGGTCACCCATGTCGGCTGGACCTATTCGCCGCCGCATGTGATCGAGAAGATCGTGATCGTCGAGAAGACCGAGACGACCGAAAAGGAACCCGCAAATGAAGTGGGCGAAACCAAAGCCGAAACCCCGGCCGCGACCGAAACCGAAACGGTGACCGAGACGCCGGCAGACGCCGGTGACGACGAAGCTGGTGACGAAGAAGAAGCCGGCGATGAAGAGGAAGATGCCTCGGAAAACACCCCGACCGTCCGTAAGACGGAAGAGGACTTCGCTGATCTCGAAAGCCGTGAAGACGTGGTGGCCTATCTGGCCGTGGCATTCCCGGACTTCAAGCCGCACCACCTCTCGAAGCGCGACGGTCTCGTCGCCAAGGCGATCGAACTGGCCAACGCCTAATCCTTCGCACTCAAGCTCATTCAAAAGCTCGGCAGGCAACAGTTGCTTGCCGGGCTTTTTTCTTAACGGAGGCAACTCGTGGACATTGTTGTTGAAGACGGCACCGGTGTGGTCACCGCGAACGCTTATGCCACAGTCGAAGAGATCGACGACATTAACTCGTATCGTGTCGGTTCGGCGTGGAACAACCTGACCGATGAAGATCAGAAGGCCAATCTGATCATCTGGGCGACGAACATCGTCGATTACCGCGTCAAGTGGTTCGGAAAGAAGACACACGCGACGCAGGGCCTCGCATGGCCCCGGACCGGGACACGCGATTGCGAAGGAAACTGCATCGACGACAATCTGGTCCCGAAGCAGGTCAAGGAAGTCGTCGCGATCCTCGCCAACCATTTGATCGACGGGGACCCGGAAGCGGCGGATACGTCGTCGAAGATCACGATGATTCAGGCTGACGTGGTGGTCATCAAGTTCGACCCTTATGCGCCGGAATATAAATTCCCGAACGGCATCGACAACATCCTGCGGTGCCTCGGTCGGGTGTCCATGGGTCGTGGAGGCCCCAAGTTCATTGTGAAATATTGATATGGCCCGCCTCGCAGATATTGTCGCCAAGCAGATCGATTCATCCTTCACGAACATCTTCGGCAAGGGCGGCTTCACCGAAGAGATCACGTTCAAGTTCTTCCAGACTGCTGGAGAATACGACGTGGAAACTGACACGCAGGCCGACGTGTTCAACAACGTCCCCGTCAAGGATGTGATCGTCGCCAAGCCGGGCTCGGACGACATGAAAGCCCACCAAGAGGTGATCGTCACCGACGCCAAGTTGATCGTGCCGGGGCTCAAACTGCCGGCCGCGCCGGAGCCGGACACTGACAAGGTGATCCGAGGCGGTCTCGAATGGGATGTCCGCAAGACAGTCGGCGTGCCGGGTGACGCGGTTATCATCGTCTTCATCTATCTGACGTAATGGCACGCGCTGAGATCATCGGAAAGGACGCGGCACGCGCCGCTGCCTTGGCGTCGATCGCAGAGGCCGAGCGCAAGTTCACCCAAAACTTGGACGCGCTGGTCCGCGACATCGACGACCATATCAAGGCACTGACTCCGGTCAATACCGGACAAGCGGTGCGGAACTATATCTGGTCGGTCGGCCAGCCGAACGGCATCGTTTACGACGCGATCGACAACGGGCCACCGGGACCGACGAACAGCATGTCGCTGGGTTCGGAACCTCGGCGTGGGCCGAACGAAGCGGCGGCTGCACGCAGTCTCGGAACGCTCGGGCTCGCGGTCAATCCTTTCACCGTCATCTACCTGACGAACCTGTCACCGGACATCGAGGGGCTGGAACTGGGACTGCTGCCGGGACCACCTCTTCGTTCACGTTCGCCGAGCGGGATGTTCGGCATCACTGCCGCCTATTTCAACTCACTGATCGCCAGCAAGGGAATGCTCCGATGAGCAAAGAAGCAGAACGCAAATATCTGATCGGCCGTATTCAGGCTCGGAAAGATGATTTCGCTTTCCCTTTTTCGATCCCCAACCAGACCTTCAACATCCCGAAGAACGCGCCTTATGGAGAGTTCCACATCGTCGCGGGCGGTAAGTCGGTGACCAAAGCAGGGCACGGTAAGGGAAAGAATCGCGTCGAGTATGTGGGCTTCGTCCAGATGAACGTCTGGATGCCAAAGGACTCCGGCACCAAAGTGGGAACCGACGCCGAGGACCTGTTCAAGTCGATCTTCCAGTCCAAGGTCGGGCGCGATTCAGCCGGGTCGGTTTACGAGTTCAAGACGATCGAAAGTTTCACGCCAACAACGAAGGTTGGATGGGAGGTTGCGTCCTTCCGGGTCCCTTACACTCGGACTAGCGTCGAGGATGTTCAAGTCAGCATTTAATTCCGTCCACCGACATTTTGGCTTGACATATTAACCTTTTTCGTTTACCATACTGCATCATTTTCCGCCCTCCAGCGCTTGGGGGCTTCCAGCTTCCACGCACCAGCCTTTGAGAGGGTAACCATGGCCTGCAATCCACTTCTTGCCGATTCCAACCGCGCCTCCCTGCGCGAGCTTGCAGAAGCCGACGACTGCTGGGGGCAGGCCCCGGAGACCGGCGTCACCCGCGCTCGCCGCTTCACCTCGTCGTCGATCACGGCGACCAAGGAAACCACAGTCTCGGACGAAATCCGTGACGACCGTATGGTCTCATCGGTCATCGAAACGGCGGCAACGTCGGGCGGCGAAATCAACTGGGAGTTCGCGGCAGGCACGATCGACATGGACCTCCAGCGCGCTCTGATGGGCCTCTGGTCGCGCCCGATGGGCTGGGACGTGTTCCGTGGCAAGCACGTCTCGATCACGGCGAACAACACGATCACGATCGGCGGCGGTGACTTCCGCACCTATTTCACGGTCGGTCGTCGCCTCAAGACTTCGGGCTTCATCAACCCGGCGAACAACGACTATGTTCAGATCAGCGCGCTCGGCTTCACGGGTGGTAACACGACCATCACGATCACAACGACAACGCTCGTTGCCGAAACCGGCTCGAACTACACGACGGTCGCCGACGCGAACGACGTGATCATCCTCAAGAACACCTCGATCCGCTTCAACGATACGCCGCGCGTCATCGACTCGGCGACGCCGGGCCAGTTCACGGCAGCAGTCGCAGCCGGCCAACTTGTCGCCGGTCAGCGCATCTTCGTCGAAGGTGTCGGTTATGAAACCGGCACCATCACGGCGGCCACGGTTCTCGCCGACGATTCGGTCACCATCTCGGATGGCGTCGAAACGGTCACGCTCGTTGCCGATACGGATTTCGATGTGGGTGTCGATGACACCGAGACTGGTGCGAACCTCGCCGCCGCTATCAACGCGCTGCGTGTCGCGGGCACTTTGAAACTCACCGCCTCGAATGCAGCCGGTGTCGTGACCATCACGAACCTGCTCAAGGACGGCGGCGTGCTGACCGAAGACGATGCAACCCTCGCGGTTGTGGATTTCACCGGTGGGCTCGAAATCGGTGGCTTCTACACGATCGTGTCGCTGACCGATGATGCCATCACGGTCGATCGCGATCTGCCGACTCTCGCAGCCGGCGACAATGTGACGATCAAGGGTGCGATCCTTCGCAATCCGGGCACCTCGTCGCAGATCACGCCGCAATCGGCAGTCATCGAAACGAGCTTCCACGACGTGGACCAGCACTTCGTCGTTGACGGCCTCCGCACGGGCGGCGTCTCGATGGAAGTCACGGCAGGATCGATTGTCACCGGCTCCTCGACCTTGCAGGGCCGCGAGACGAAGCGTTCGTCGATCTCGAAGCTCGACAACCCGGCCAACTACACGGTCCTCGACGCCCCGGCAACGGAAGTCGTCTCGGCAACCGCGAACGTCGGCTCGCTGAGCGTCAACGGCGTCGAGCAGGCCACGGCCATCCGCTCGATCCAGTTTTCGATCGAAGGCAACCTGCGTAACCAGCAGGCGGTCGGCTCGAAGTTCCCGGTCGGTATTGCTGCCGGCCGTCTGAACCTGACGGGCTCGATCGAAGCCTATTTCGCCGATGGCGAGATGTATGATCGCTTCATCAACCACGAGACCGTGAGCCTCGCGTTCCCGATCATCGACGTGGACAAGAACACCTATTACTTCACCATCCCGGCGTTCAAGGTTTCGTCGGACCCGGTTGCTCCGGGTGGCATCGATCAGGATGTCATGGAGACGATGGAGTTCTCGGCGTTCCGTGACGCAGCCACCCGCTGCATGATGCAGATCGACCGCTTCTCGTCGGTCGAACCGATCACCGCCCTGTAATCCTGAATACAGCCGGGACCCGCCTCTCAACGATGCGGCCCGGCTCACCAGATCGGGCGGCCTCGACTCCGCCCTACCAGTGTCCCCGACAATGAGTTTTCGCTGGCGAAACGGGGCCGGGCTTGTCGGGAGCCCGGTCCCACCCACCCGACTAAGGAATACCCGACCATGAATCTTTATGAAGCTTTCGAGCAGGAGCCGATCATCGACGAAGCGAAGAGCTTCCCGCTGTCGGATACCGCATCGATCTCGCTCCGCCCGCTGACGGGCGAAACCTCCAAGCGCGCCCTTGAAAAGCTGATGGAACCGTATTCGGTCCGTCTGAAAGCTGGCGGCCATCTCACCGACGAAGAGAACAAGACGCTCAACGCGAAGTTCTATTCGCAGAACATCATCAAAGGCTGGAAGGGCCTGACCGACCGCGAAGGCAAAGAGATCAAGTTCTCGCCGGCCGCCGCCGAAGCCCTCCTGCTCGATCCGAAGATGGAACGCTTCTTCGCCCTCATCGTCAAGATCGCCGCCGAGGAAGATCAATTCCGCGCCGAACGTGTGGAAGACGACGCGGGAAACTGATCAGCTACCTCATCTGGTCGCAGAACCCGATTTCCCAGAAGTCGGACTGGCTGCGTCAGATCGAGGAAGAAAAGGGCATCAAGTCCAAAACCCTAGCGGAGGAGCCGGTCCTGTATCGGCACCTCCACTGGATTTGGCAGGCCTTCATTGATCTCAACTATCGCCGGCCGATCGCCGGTATGGGCTCAGCAGTCCCCATCCCCCACTCCGAGATCGAGGCGTATTGCCGTCTCAAAAACATCTTCCTGCCCAGCGAGCGGCAGAATTTGGTCATGCTGATTGACCGTCTCGACCATGAGTGGATGAGGCTCCATCACGAGAAGATGGAAAAGGAGAATCCCTCCAAACCAAAACCTCCCGGCCCTCCGCCAAGCCACTCCCCACCACGAGGAGGCGGCACCCGTAATCCCCGCAGACCAGTGAGTTAACGCCCCATGGAAACCCATGGCATGAAGTTTGTCGTTGACACCCGCGACGTTGCGAAAGGCTTTCGCGACTACAAAGCGGCTGTCGATGGTATCTTCGCCTCACTGGATAAGTTCGAGGCCCACGTCGCCAAGACGATGAACGCGGCCTCGAAGGCGGCTAACAATCGTGGTGCGCTGAACAACTTCAAGAAGTCGATGGAGGCGTTCGGTAACGTCAAGATCGACCCGACTGCTGCTCGGCGCATCACGGCTCTTTCCCAAGCCCTTGGTGGTTTCAAGGCACCTTCCCCGGCGCAAGCGGCGAACCTCAAGAAGTTTTTCGCTTCGCTCGCCAATGTTCCGGACATTTCCGGCCTCGCTCGCTCGATGCGGGCCCTTGGGAACATCAAGACTTCCCTCGCCGGCTTCCAAGCCCCGTCTGCTGCTCAATCCAAGCGCCTCGTCGAGTTCGGCAAGGCGATGGCTGCGGCTGCGCCGTCCTTGAACCGACTCAAGTCGATCGCCGGCATCTCGGGTATCGCCAACGAACTGGCGTCCATCTCCATCGCCATGAGCCGCCTCAAGGCTCCATCGGCAGGACAGGTTTCCAACATCGGAAACCTCGCCCTAGCGCTGCGTCAGTTCAACTTCTCCAGCCTCCGTGGCTCGGGACCGTTTCTCAGCGCGCTTGGCGCAATCAGTAATTTCAAAGCACCCTCGGCCGCTCAGATTCGTAACCTCCAAGGGTTCATGAATGCACTGGGCCAGCTTCGCGTGCCTGCAAACGCCAACGAACTCACAGCAGCGTTGAACAAGATCGCGGCGGCTGCGGCTTCCGCGAATAATTCTCTGCGTGGCCTTCGTGGGGGTCTCGGCGGACTCGGCGGCTCGCTGGGCAACGTCGGCGCTCAGGCGCGCGGCGCTTCGCTCCAGATGATGGGGCTCCAGAATGCTTTCTCAGGCACCTTCCAGATCGGCTCGGCGCTGCGCTCGCTGTTGGGCTCGCTGACGATCGCGGAACTCGGCCGTAATTTCTTCAAGGCCTCAGACGCCGCACTGACCTTCAAGGCGCAGATGGCCGTCGTCAACAAGGAAGTCGCGTTCGGCGCGGAGCAACTTGAGTGGGTCAACGAGACTTCGACGCGTCTCGGTGTTGACATGCTGACGGCTGAGACCGGCTTCGCCAAGGTCTCGATCGCCGCATCGAAGGCCGGTATGTCGGTCAATGAAACGCGCCACGCGTTCGAGGGCTTCTCGACCGCGATGACGGTGCTTGGCACCAAGACCGATCGCCAGAACGACGTGTGGCTCGCCGTCCAGCAGGTCCTCAACAAGGGCTACCTGTCGGCCGAAGAACTTAACCAGCAGTTGAACGAACACCTTCCGGGTGCGATGGCCTATGCCGGCGAGTATGCCGAGTCGCTGGGCATGAGCCTCGAAAAGGGCCTCAAGAATAAGGCACTCGACGCCGACAAGGTGCTGGCTTACATGGCCAAGCGCATGAAGGAGGATTTCGGTCCGTCGCTGGAAGCGGCCTTGAATCGTCCTTCGACGCAGATGACCATTCTCCGGAACAACGTCAACACGCTGTTCCAGAAGATCGGTGAAGCTGGTGCAAGCCAAGCCTTCACGGATTTGATGAAGAACATCAATGCGTCAATGGAGCCGGGCGACATCGAGCGCTACGCACAGGCGATCAGCGACAAGCTGGTTCCGATGATCAACAAGCTTTCGGATGCTTTCACATGGCTCCGCGAGAACTGGGATTCGATCAAGGGACCGCTCGGCACGACGCTTTCGCTCCTCGGTAAGTGGATGCTGATCTCGGGCACGCTCCAGATCGGCCGCTTCCTCGTGACTCCCATCTTCCAGCTTGCCGGCGCTCTTCGCGTCGGTATCCCGCTCATGTGGGATATGGTCTACGCGTCGCGTGCGCTTGCCGCGACAAATCTGTCGGCGTATCTGGCACAACTGGCGCAAATTCGCAACGCGAACATCGCGGGCGCGGTCGCTGGCATCTCAAACGCGCTCGGCGGATTGAGCAACACCGCAACGGGCCGTGGACTCCAGACCCTCATCGCTCGCATCACTGGTATTGGACAGGCAGCGCGCCCGGCCGCCACGGCCATTGGTAAGCTTGCAGGTGCGATCGGCACCGGGCTTGCAGTTGCATGGGGCGCAGGCGCTCAAGCGGCGTCGGAGTCGGCCGAGGGACAGGTCAAGGTCCAATATTCGGCTGGCGAGATCATCTACGGCATGTGGCTGAACGTCACCGATTCAATCTCAAAGCTGTGGTCGAAGGTCACCGACTTCTTCGCAGGAGCTTGGGACGCAACGGTCATGGTCGTCACTGGCCTCGGAAGCTGGCTGGCTGAGAAGATCGGCTTCAACCTGAGCGACATTGGTAGCTTCGCGGCTAAAGTTGCGGTCGGCTTTGCGTATGTCTTCCAGCGCGCGTTCGAGGGCATCGGAGCCGGCGTGCGAGCGCTGGTCAACGTCGTGGCCAACAACCTGAGCGGCATTGGTAGCGCAGTAAGCTCGATGTTGAAGGGTGACTTCTCGGGCGCTGGCACGAAGGCAATGGGCGTTCTCAACGGCTCGGCTACCATGAACGGCATCAAGGAGGCCTTCGCTGGTTACGAAGTTAGCGGCGCTGATTTCAACAAATTTTACGCGAACACCGGACGCGGCTTCAACGCCGTCTCGGGCTGGCTCAACGAGCAAGGCGCGCGTGGACGTGCCGGAATGGCTGGACCGCCGAAGCCGAAGCCCAAACCGAAGCCGAAGTCGCTCGTCGATCTCGACTATAAGCCACCCGAGAAGCCGGGCGTCGCGACCGAAGATGGCGGTAAGGGTAAAAAGGGCAAGAAGGGTGAGAGCCCCGAAGCAGCCGCGAACCGCATCGAAAACCTTGTCGATCAGTTGATGGGCAAGTTCGATGAGGTCGATCCGCTGGGCGGCCTTTATCGCGATTTCGTCAAGACCCTGACCGATCAGGCGCATATCCTGCTCAACGACAAGGGTTATGCGAACTTCATTGCGAATTTGAAAACGGACTCCGCTGATGGTGAAGTGTCGGTGGAGTCGCTTGTCAAGGCGATGGGTGAGCCGGGCAATCTCGCTGGCCCGGTCATGGCAGACCTCAAGACCCGCTACAAGAAGGACGTGGGTCAGATCATCGATCTGCTGATCGCGACGCAGGCGGCCTACGAGACGGCTCAGAAGGAAGCGACCGTCAAGGCTATGGATTTCCGCGACAAGTCGTCGATGGACCTCCGCAGCGCCTTTGGCGACGCCCTGCCAGCCCTCAGCAAGTATAGCGACCTGCTCTCGAAGCTGACCCCGATCGCTCAGGCCATCCTCCCGAACGACGCTTTCTCGACGTGGCTCGGAGAGTTTCGCGAAGGTATCGAAGGCGGCGACATGGCCGCGACCAACCTTGCGGACGCGATCCTCGATCTCGCCGGCAAGAGCCCGACTCTGGATCAGGCCCTCAAGAAGAACGGTCTCACTGCGGAAACAGCAGCAGAAGAAGTTCTCAAGATGGGTCGCGCCGTTGAATACGCGGCGAAGATGGCTGAGCGTTCCAAGACGTTCGGCGGCGAGACGCTGTTCGATATGGATCAGGAGATGGTTCGTCTCCAGTTGACCGAACGCGAAGGCGAAATCTTCGACAAGCTGACCGATGCGGTGAAGAAGTTCCGCAGCGAAGGCGGTGAATTGACCGCCGAAACGATCGCTGGTCTGGAACATGAAATCCGTCTGCGTCAGGACCTCGCGGATCAGTTGCAGCGCAACAAGGAGTTCTTCGACAACAACGGCATCCGTTCTTACATCAACGAGGTGAAGGACGCCGGTGCGGCGATCAACGAACTGGACAAGAACGTCCTCCAGAGCCTTGAAGACCAGCTTTTCTCGCTGGGCACCACGGGCAAGTTCTCGTTCGGCGCGATCTTCGATACGATCCAACAGGGTATCGTGCGCTTCTCGTCGCAGCAGATCGTCAAGACGCTCATGGAGAACGTCTTCTCGGCAGGTGATCTCAACAGCGGCGCTCCGTCGCTGATGGGCTCGCTGTTCGGCGCGATCGGTATCGGGAAATACGGCCCCAGCACCACGACTCCGCTCGGCTCGAACCCGACAAACGCGATGTGGGTTCAGATGGTCGGCCCGAATGGGCAGATCACGTCGGGTGCGTTCGGTATCAACCTCAACGGAGAATATACGAATAGCCGAGGCGCACAGGTCGGAGTGGGCGGCGACGGTTCGCCGAGCGTCTACCGTCCGGGAGGCGGAATCGGTGGTGCAGCCAACGATAATGGCGTCGTCGGCGTCGAAAAGACCGTCAACGATGTGGCGACACAGACGGCGACGACGTTCGGTTCGACCTTCCAGAGCATGATGCCGATGATCGGCATGGCTTTCGCCAGCACGTTCAAGAGCCCGATCGCTCAGATCGGTGCGATGTTCCTGTCGATGATGCTGACCAAGATGATGTCGGCGCAGGGCGGTGCAGGTGGCGGTGGTGGCCTTGGCGGCATCTTCGGCAAGCTGTTTGGCGGACTCTTTGGCGGCGGCGGTGGTGGTATCCAAGGCGCGTCGCTCGATCTCATTGGATCGATGCCGGGTATCTTCAAGGAAGGGGGTTTCTCGAACTCCCCGGTCGGCCGTGCTTCGGTCAACCCGGCCGTGTTTGCGAATGCGCCGCACTTCGCGGAAGGCACGCACAATACGAGCGGCATCCCGGCGATCCTGCATGACAATGAAGCTGTCATTCCACTGTCGCGTGGCCGTAAGGTCCCGGTTGAAATGTCGGGCGGAGGTGGTCGCGGAGCGACAGTTGTGAACCAGAACTTCAACTTCACCAACGCCAACTACGACGGCTTCAAGCGGAGCAAGCAGCAGATGGCTGCGGACATGCACATGCAGGCCAACCGAGCTTACGCGCGGAATAACTAAGAGAGGAGCAAGGACAGTGCTACGGATTATCGGAGCCATTGTCCTTGCCTTCTTTCTCCTACGCGCGGCCCCTGTCGCCTACCCCTTTCTCTTGTATTCCGCTGCGGCCGGGGCCCTGATGGCTTACGGTCATCCGATAATTTCACTTGACATTCACCGACATTTTGACTACACGGTGAGCCTTCTTCTGAGGTCCCTCCAATATGCAAATTGCTCAATTCCATGATGTCCGATTCCCGGAAGACATCTCCTATGGAAGCTCGGGCGGCCCCGGTTTCAAGACTTCGGTGATCGATCTGGCCTCGGGCCACGAACAGCGCAACATCGAGTGGTCACTGGCTCGCGCCGTTTACGATGTCGCTTATGGTATCAAAGAACGAGAGCAAATGGAAGACGTGCTGGAGTTCTTCATGGCACGCCGTGGTAAAGCGTATGGTTTCCGGTTCAAGGACTGGATGGATTTTTTCCTCGCGCGCCAGTCGATCGGCGTCGCCACCACCAACCAGACGCAGGTCTACAAACGCTACGAGCCCCTGACAGCACATTTTTACGATCGTCCCATCCTCAAGATCGTTCCGGACACTGTGAGCCTTTGGGCCGACAATGTTCCGATCAACGCTGCTCTCCTCAACATCACGACCGGCATCGTGAATACGACCAGCTACATCGGCCAGACGATCGAAGTCGAATGCGAGTTCGATGTCCCCGTCCGGTTCGATACTGACGAAATCAAGATCGCTCACGATGACTGGGAACTCATGTCGTGGCCGTCCATCCCCCTCATTGAATTGAAACCCCGCTAAACCGTGAAGTCAATTTCCACAGCCCTTTCCAATCACCTCGATCAGGAGGTGACGACACTCGCTTCCTGTTGGCGGATTATCCGTCAGGACGGGCGCGAGTTCTTTTTTACGGACCACGATCGCGACATCGTGTTCGAGACAAATACCTACGAAGCGGAGTCGAGCTACGACCGCACCGCGATCAAATCAGGAGCCGATTTCTCGGTCGATAATCTCGAAGTGGCCGGCGTTCTCGATTCGGAAAAGATCACCGATCAAGAACTCCGCTCCGGTTTGTTTAATCGCGCCAATGTCTACATTTTCGTGGTGAATTGGGCTGACCCTTCGCAAGGAGCCCTCAAGGTTCGGCGCGGTTGGTTCGGCGAAGTGACTTTGTTGGGCAACGGACAATTCCAGACCGAAATTCGGGGGCTTGCACAGGCACTCTCCCACAACTTCATTGAAGTTTTCACTGCCGAATGCCGTGCGGACTTCTGTGATGCCCGTTGCAAGCTCAACATCACCGATTATGAAATCGACACGTCGGTCGATGTAGATTCCCTGACTCGCGACAAGATCGTCTTGCCTGTGGGGTTCGTCGTTCCAGCGCAGGGTCTCGATTACGGCACGGTCCGGTTCATCGACGGTGAGAATGCCGGGCGCACCATCGAGATCATCGCCTACAATGCCGGCACCCGCACCATCACCTTGTTCGAGGGCGCGAGCTATCCGATCACCGCAGCGACGCTGCTTAAAGTCGCCCCCGGCTGCGATCGTTCGCTGGCTCGCTGCAAATTCTACAACAATGTCGTGAACCGCCGCGCCGAAGATTACGTGCCGGGCAACGACGAATTGATGCAATACCCTGATGCACAGTAAGGACGACTTCATCGCCGCCGCGCGTAGCTGGATCGGCACCCGCTGGGTTCACCAAGGCCGTAATCGAGCCGGGGTGGATTGCGTTGGCCTGCTCTTGATGGCAGCTTTGGATATTGGGATCGAACTTCCGGATATGCCGGGTTATCGCCGGTCACCAAACCCGGCATTGTTCGTGACTCACATCCGCGAAAACTCGCTGGCGGTCGCAAAGCCGGAGCCGGGCACATTTGGTATCTTCCGCGACGGCACGCAGCCTTGTCATGTCGGGATTTTCGCTGAGCGCGACGGACAACTGACTCTCATTCATGCCTATTCAGCGCTGGGAAAGGTGCTGGAAGAAGGTTTCATCCATGACTGGCCGAAGAAGCTGGTCGAGGTGCGGGCAATCGAGGGCATCGTCTAATGGGTCAGCTAATCACAACTGTGGTCGGCGGAGCCATCGGTTTTGTCATCGGTGGACCGCTGGGTGCCCAGATCGGTGCTACTCTTGGTGGCATGATCGGCGCGTCGCTGTTTGGTCCGACAATCAAGGGACCACGGCTTACCGATCTCAAGGTCACCGCCTCGACCTACGGTGCAGCGATTCCGGAAATCTACGGAACCGTTCGCGTCGGATCAAACATGATCTGGTCCACCGGTCTCAAGGAAACCAAGCACAAGTCGGGCGGCAAGGGCGGCCCGAAACAGACGACCTATACCTATGACTGCACCTTTGCCGTCGCTCTGTGCAAGGGGCCGATCGACGAAATTTTGCGTGTCTGGGCAGATGGTAAAATCATCTATGACGTGACGAGTGGCGCAACTCGTTTCACTGGAGATTCGTTCGCCGACATTCTTCTGGTTATCGCTCAGTCGAAAAAGAAGAAAAAGAAGAACATCCGAATGCGCGTCTATCGGGGCGACGAAGAGCAGATGCCCGACTCGCTGATCGAGGCAGACAAGGGCGTCGGGAATGTCTCCGCGCATCGCGGCATCGCCTATGTTGTCTTCGAGCGTTTGCCGCTTGAGGATTACGGGAACCGCGTCCCGCAGCTTACATTTGAGGTGACGAAGCGTATCGCTGATAACACCCCGAATCTCAAGGCACATGTCAACGAGAGCGATCCTCTTCCAAATGCTACCGATCGTAGCTGGGTGCCTGATTGGGACCTCGGCCGTCTCTATAGCTGGCGGAGCGGCACCACCGATGTCCTCGACATCGACACGATGAAGCGCGTCTATGGGACGAACTCGCAACTTGTTCATGGCCAACGCCAGCGTTATGTCAACGGAACCGGGCT